ATAAAAATTTTGAATTTCATAGATGTATCATCAAAACGTGGTGTAAAAGTCTTTGTATTGCTTGGATTATATGTTAAAATATCAGAATAATCTTCGAGAATACTAACACCTGCTTCAACAGCTCCTAAACCAAGTCCTGTTGCCCTAAAATAACTTATATAATCTATATATACTTTTGGTCTTGCTACTGTTCCTGCCATCTATTTCCTCTTTCTTAAAATTGTTTGCGTATATGGTTTATTTTTGTTTGTGCGATAAAAATCTGTGTATTTAGATGTTGATAGATTCCAAGTAGATTGTATTGTATTAACATTGTCAGAGCTTTTTCTTGTTATTACATAATGATTTATATTATCTATATAAGCATATACTTTTTTAATGCTAAAGTTGCCATCGTATGTAAATAATATATTTGTGCTATCAAGATTTACTCCATAAACAAACAACTGGTCTTTTTTTAATAATAAATTACCATCTGCTACCATATCACCTTGAAACGATCCATTAAAATTAATTATCATATATTGAAAAGGCTCAAAATTATTTATAATAACTTTATCGAAATCTTGTAGTATGTTCATTTTTGTATTCACTAAATTGTTCCACCAAATTCTTCTATAAATTGTATTAAATCATTACTATCAACATATCCATCTTGATTCATATCAGCATTTATAATTTGGTTCATAGAATATCCCTTTTCAATTAATTCTTCATAAGAAGTACCAGTAGTTGATATCATTTCAATTAATAAAGATAAATCACTACCATCACCCTCAACTGTTATCTCTCCATCTAAATTTATATCACCAAGTAATGATGCTTCTTCAAAATCATATTTTAGGTCGTGTGTTTGTACACACTCAATTTTTACTCTAAATAACGATTTTTGTACTTTTGTTATAAAAAAGTATGGTGTTGATTCTTGGTCAATAATTAAATTATTTTGTGTAATATCTTGACCATAAGGCTTTGTTTTATTTGGATTTTCATTAAATTTTATAATATCACCAACCTCATATTGTATGCCATCTGACATAGGAAGTTCAAATTTACACGTTAATTTTTGTTGCTTATTCAACTCAAAATAATAATCTCTAAAATATTCTGCTGTCCCTTTATCTTGTATATATGGTGCATCTATTTCTACTTCATAGCCTTTTAAATCATCAATTGAATGATATTGTGCATAATCTGTTCTAAATACACCTAAATCTCTTTTACCTGTTCTTTTATCAAATTTTTCTGTTGCATAATTGTAACCATAATTGACAACAACACCCCCCATACAACTATCTTCTATTTTTGTTTTATCAAAACTAAAATTAAGTAGTCTTTGCGTTTTGATAATACCACTTAAATCACTATCGTCATATTTGTTTTTAATAAAATCTACTACAATCTTTCTATCTCTACCTCTATATCTATAATATATTGGCGATTGTTGACAAATTTTTTCTATAATTTTACTTGTGTTTTCTCTTTCATTAACTGAAAATGCAAGTTTATATTCAGGTGCTTGTTCATATATTTTAAATATTTTGTCATTGTCAAAATTAACTATAGCATCTTGTTGCGACAATAAGTCTTGTATTATTTCGTGTGGTTTTTCTATTAATTTTTTTGATTGTGGTGCGTTTCGTTGCCAAAATACACTTGTATATCCAAGCTCATAATCTGATGTAAAAACTTGTCCTTCAAAAGGAAACTCGTAATAATTATTATTATTAAAATCGTTAAACACTTCATCTTCTACAAATTCTATATCAGACACAAAAGTATTTTCGTATATTTTTTTACCATACACTAATCTTACACCATTTGAACCACGCCTAAAAATATCTGTATTATTTATATTAAATTCTTCGCCAAAATATTTTCCATTAAATTTTAGAATCCAACCTGTTGTATGTGATATTGGTGTACCAGAATATGGATGTAAGATATTATCGTTGAATATTCCTGTTGGCAAATCTTCTTCTGCAAAATGCAAATTCTCTATTTCTATGTCAAATAAAAAATTATATTTATTTATTGATTGGTCATAAGAAGCTAACATTATTTGATATACTTCGCCATCTATTGTTTTAGTTTTAAATTTTGAATTTGTTAAAAGTTTATAAAATTCTGTAAAATGTAAATTATCTTGCCAAGCATCATTAACACCAAAAGATGGTGTGTCTGTTCCTTCGTGTTTTACTATTATATTTCCACTTACATCTTTGATATTAGGCTCAACATCACCAAGTTTCCCTTTTGCATTTACAAAAAAATCTTTTTCAAATATTTGTTTATTTGACCAAACCTTACGCATTTCTAAATCACGCCACTCAGGCGTTATGTCTACTCTTGTATTTGGGCCTGTGCCAAGTGTTCCACCAGTACTATCATCTACAAAATAATACAAACTCAATATTGTTGCATCCATAGTTGGATATTTAAACTCTGCACCATTTGAATACCTACTAACAAAAGAATTTTCATCCCTTTCATCGAACAAGGAAGATGTAAATGAGCTTCTATAATTTATAAACTCTAAATCATCACCTTCAGGATATCCATCGTCAACACCTTGTAATTTTATTGTTGCTCTGCGAAAAGTTTGATTAAAATTAGAATCATCTGCTGTGCCGCCATTCATTTCATTTGTTAGAGATGTTGGATAACCTACATCATCTTGATAGCTATCATCATCAACTGCACCATCTTTATGTATGGGTGGTGAAAATACTGAATGTATTAACGTAGCTTTGTGTGAATCTCTCGGTGCATCAAGAAATTGCGTTACTTTTACGCTTCCAATATAATGCACATCAGATTTATATACCTCTTTTTCATCTTCATCTAATTTATCATTTAAATTAAATCCTGAAAGTGGTGCAAACTTAAATTTTTGGACACCAATCTTATAAACGCACCTATCAACATTGTCATTTAGTGGATTATGTTCATCCATCACACTTATCATAGTAATATTATTATATGCTCCATCATAGAAACCTTCATAGCCACCTGATATACCTGTACTATTTTTTGCCCGTATTTGATATGTTAATGTTTCTTGTGTTAATGGTTTTTGATTTATTGCACACCACAAAGATGCTTCTTCTAAAGATTCGTCTGTTTCTTCACCAACATCGAAATTTAATAAAATGTGGTTTTGACGAGAAAACCATTGTGCTTTTGTATGTAGTTTATATCTATCTTCGTGTTGTGTATCTTTGATAGCTTCTCTTGTTTGTTGATATGGCAGACAAGGTACATCGCATAAATAATCGCCTAAAGCAATTTTTAAAATATTTTGTCTAACTAATTGTAAATTTTTACTTATTAAAGTTGTTCCATACTCACCATCTGAGTCAATAAAAACTATACCATTTTCTCCATCTGTACTAAAAGGCAATATTCCACCAATTTCTGTGTTGTCAAAATAAGACGTATCAGGTATAAGTTTTATTTTATATGTGTCGCCTTGTGTTTCTTTATAAACAATAGCAGGTGCATTTTCTAAATGTCCATATAATCTTGGTACTGGTTTTAAAGAATAATGGTCAAATGTATTTATATCTTTTAATAATACATAATTATTATCAGGTATTTCTTTGTATGTAGAATCAATACTAAGGTCATTTGCTGATATTGTTATTTTTTTGTCATCGTGTTTTATTCTTGTTATTTTTAGTTGTGCAACAAGTAAACACTCTGATAATGTTTTGCAAGATTGTGTTTTAAAATATATTTTTATTTCTTTTCCAATTAATTGAAACTCATCAGAAAACTTTTTTTGTATTCCACCTTTATATACAATAAAATTAGCAAAGGTTATTGTGGTATTGCCTAACTGTGGTTTTTTTGTTTTTAGGTCTATTTTCTCGCTTAAATCGCTAATCCTCATACCTGCATCTTCAAAATACAAATCCTCGTTTGTATCTGTAATTAGCATTTGTTTTCTTGTAGCTACATAGACTTGATTATCAATATTTATTAAATATTCAAAGTTTTGCACACCTGCTTTTATATCATCTCTAATTATGCTATTTAATTGTATCATACGATTCCGAAGTTCACACCTTTTCTAACTGCTTCTTGTATTCGCTCGGCAAGTTCTTCTTCTACAAACTGATCTAACATCACGTTACCACTTATATTGATCGTCATACCTTGTCCACCTGCGTTATTTACGCCTTCCATAGGTGTAACAGATACATATTCTGCTGCCCCACCCTCACCAACAGTAAATTGTGTTGGCTCATCAATTACACCTTCAAATCCAGTTTGACCTTGTTTTTTTGCATAGGCACTTTTCATTTTATCTACATTTTTTAACCCTGCTGCTACTATAGCTGCCCCTTGCACAAAACCTAAAACACCACCTTGTGCAAATGCTTTATTTGCACCTGCATACATATCTGCCAATGCTTGTGCTATAGTTAGTGCTTCCATAGTTTTTGAGTCAGCTCCAACAGCCTTGCCAATTTCTCTAAAGCCTTGTATTACACTTGTTGTATTATCTGCATTTATTTGCGTTTGTATTTTTGACATAGCTTTTTTCGCTTTCATAGAAATTTCTTCAAGTTTTGTCATTTTAACCATACTATCAAATTGTTCAGCTACAACTTCTCTATTTGATTCTTTTAGTTTTTTATTAAAGTCGATTCTTGCTTGTCTTTTTTCATTTGTAGTTAAAAATGCTGCTTCTTCAACGCTAATTTCTTCATTTATGTTAGAAATCATTTCATCGTGAGATAATTGCAACTCTGCACGTCTTTTTTTGTCTTCTTCTAATTGTTTTTTTCTATCCTCTAAATCTTGTATCCTTTTAGCGTGTGTTACTCTCATAGCTTTATCATCTATAACCATAAGGTTTTTTGTAGACTCAATAGCAGCATCTATTGCTTTTATTCTACCTTCTAACGAGTCATCTTCCTCAACTGCACCTGCCATAAAAAGTACAGCATCAGCTAAAGATTCTATTGATGGACTTAATTTTTCTCCTATATCTTCTAAAACATCACCCACTATTTCTCTTACTCTAACCATCTTACCTTGAAAAGTATCTGCTGCTGACGATGCTTGTCCTGCAAATAACTCACCCATAACATCTACAGCTCTACCTGCCTTCATAGCTTCAGGACTTAAATCTCTTATTTGTGGAACTAACTCGCCAAGCTCTCCTGCGAGTCCACTAAAAGTTTTTGCTGTATTTCTTACTGCTGATTCAAGCGTTAATCCTGTAGCTGCTGATAAATCAAGTGCAACAGGTATAATTTTTTTTATTTGGTCTTCTGTCATTCCTATAGATGCAAGAAATGCTTGTTGCATTATAATTGCTTCATCACCCTCTAACGATAGATTTTGTAAAGCTGATGCTTGATCTAATAATGCTTGAGATGTTGTTCCTAACGCTTGTGCTAACTGTCTTTCTGCTGCTTGTTGTTGTGCGTATGCTGTAACACTACTTTTTACGCCCTCTACAAGTCCTGCTGCCCCAAGATATGCACCTGCTAATCCCATTACTGATTTTTGTAAAGATGTTAATGTTCCTTTAAGTTTATCAGATTCTTTAGCAGCTTTCTTAAAGCCTTTTGACCTTGCTTCTATTATATGTGTGTGCTTACTTGCCATTGGCTTCTCCTACACTAATTCCTTTTATTTCTTGATCTATAATCATAAACGATTCCATTATATTTGCAGGTGTGTCTTGTAATGATGGATATGGAGGGCAATTAAAACTTTTACAAAATTGATATTTTTTAATAAGTTTTTGTGATTCATTATCTAAAAGCATTGTGTCGTTGCAGATAAATAATGATTGTTGATATAGTGCTTTCCCAATTTCCGACACTCCCTTTTTAACGCATTTATCATAACATTCTATTAGCACTTCGTGTACATCATCTATACTATTGAATGTTTGTTCTTTTACACTCATCGGATTCATCGCTTGGTATGGAAACTCATCAGGCAAAGAGTGTCTGCTCTGTATTCCATTAGCCGATATGTGTATATTAACTCTGAGTATTATTTCTTCAATTTTTTTTTATTCACAACAAAGTAGCACTCTTTTGCAATATTGATAACATCAACATCAGTATATTCATTGAGTTCTTCTTCTGTTAGCTCTGTTGCCAATAAAACAGATTTAGCAAATAATGACCATTTCAAATCTCCAAATGTAGCTTTTGAATACATATCATTAAACTCACCTCTGTCATCAAGGTTAAGGCTTTTTACCTCAACCTCAATCTTTTTCTTGTTCTCGCCTTTTAGTTCTATTTTCATTATGCTATAGTAATCCCTAATACTTGCTCATTTGATCCATC